CTGTGTCCTACCTTTCCACGGGCAACCAAGCAGTGCTTGGGAGCGATGAGATACGGGGTCATTCATCGGCAGGTTCGATTCCTGCCACTGCACTCGACAATTTAAGTTAGGGGAGTTATGAAGTTGCTCTTGAGTTGCGTGAGATGCAATGCGGATATTGTTTGCGAAAATCTGCGCAAACTTTACAGTCACGACTTTGGTGAGGTCACTTGTCGCATCTGTCAAACTGTGCAGACTTGGGAAATACAAATAACCGCAATGAGTAAGAAAATCTGGGAGTGAAATGTGTCGCCACATCTTCGAAACCATTGGAGTTCCAATATGTCCTGACTGCGGGCGTGATACTCACGAAACAGATTTTGAGTTTCAAATAGAACTTCATAAGCAATGGATAAGAGATGGCAAGGCAGATTGGAACATCTGCCCACTAGGGGGAACGATTAGGGGATGGTGGTCAATATGACAACTGCGGTGTCACTGTTTGCAGGTGTTGGCGGGTTTGACTTAGCTCTTGAGCGAGCAGGGGTCAAAGTTGTCGCAAGTGTTGAGTGGGATAAGAACGCGCAAAATATATTAAGAAAACAATTTCCGAATGCACAAGTATTCGGCGACATTCAGGGGGTTTCAGGTGAACAACTTATACAATCAGGATTCACTCCTGCCGATGGAATCATCACAGGTGGATTTCCTTGCCAAGACCTTTCCGTTGCTGGAAAGCGAGCAGGGTTGGCAGGATCGCGTAGTGGACTTTTCTGGGAAATCTGCCGACTCCTTGACGAAACAAGAACGCAGACTTTTATCCTCGAAAATGTGCCTGGTCTTCTTTCCTCAAATAACGGAAGAGATATGGCCGTTGTCGTTGAAGCGTTGGTCGAACGCGGGTATCGCATCGCGTGGCGGGTGCTTGATGCTCAATACTTCGGAGTTCCCCAAAGAAGGCGTAGAGTCTTCATTGTCGGATGTCTTGGAAACCAAGGGCGATCACCTGAAGAAATACTCGCTATCGCCGAAGGCCGCGCAGGGTATCTTGCGAAGAGCAACGAAAAGAGGAAAGACACTGCCGGTGCAACTGCAAGAAGCACTGACGACAGTAGCCGAGCAGGAAACTTTGAACTCTACGACTTCCCTGAAGGATCAGTAGCGCCAACCTTAAACGCTCGCAGGGCAAGAGATACAATGCAATACAGAATGCAATCCTTTGGACAATATGAAGAAGATGACACTGCTTCTTCCTTAAAAGCTAGAGATTACAAAGATGCAACAGACCTTGTGGTTCGTAAAGATTAAAGAATAAATAATGATTATTGTAATGAGAGAACGCGAAGGAAAAGCGGGGGGGGGGAAGGGATTTCTCCTTGCAGAGAACAGGAGTTTCACATTGGCGACAAGTAATTTTCAGATTATTTTTTATGGACAGAGAGTAGGTGATGTCAGAGTGCAAAATGACAAGATAAACACTTTGCAGGCAAGAATGGGAACAGGCGGAAACAATATGCCGATGGTTGCAGAGGTCTTAGCCTTTGATAGCTACAATCAATCAGTTTCAGAAACTTCGCAGACGATTAGAAAAGGAGCTGCGGGAAATGACCATATTGGTATGGTGATGATTCCTGAAGAACCAATGGCCTTTGATGCTTACAATCAAACTGTCAGTGAAACCAATCAAACAATCAAAGCCCACACTGCTAACAAAGAAAACATTGGAACGATTTGGGAGAAGTCAACAGTGCGCCGATTGACACCGACAGAGTGCGAGAGGTTGCAAGGATTTCCTGATGGATGGACAGAGGGCCAAGCCGATTCGCACCGCTACAAACAAATGGGCAATGCGGTGGCGGTGCCTGTTGTGCAATGGATTATTAACAGACTGACAAACTAGGAGAGCTATGACGGGGGAAATCTTAAGAACAGGACTTGAGTTGGCTGCCAATGGAATCTGTGCGGTGCCGGTTGCAACTGATGGCTCAAAGAGGCCTGCACTTGCAAATTGGAAGTTGTATCAAGAACGCCTGCCAAGCCCGCAAGAATTACTTTCTTGGTTTGCAAACGCCGAAGGTGTCGGTGTCATCTGTGGAAAAGTATCAGGCAACTTAGAGATGTTAGAGCTTGAAGGAAGAGCTGTTGCCGACAAGATGCATCTTGACTTGAAAGAGATGGCAAATAATGCAGGCCTTGGCAGCGTATGGGATCGGATAAACAACGGTTATGTTGAGATGACTCCATCAGGCGGGATTCATTGGCTCTATCGCATTGACGGAATTGTGCCTGGCAACACCAAACTTGCGAAAAGGCCAGGAGAGAATGGCAACTTTGATGTCCTAGCAGAAACACGCGGCGAGGGCGGCTTTGTCATTGTCGCACCATCGGCTGGCACTTGCCATCCATCAGGTGCAGCTTGGAAGATGATTGTTGGCGGTGCCAACAGCATCCCGACACTGACGGTTGCCGAGCGCGACCAACTCCACAAATTATTTGAAACCTTTGACTCAGTTCCAAAGGTTGAGTTTGTCACCGAAGAACTTGCGCCAAAAGGTGTCAATTTAACTCCTGGCGATGATTACAACGCCAAAGTCACTTGGGAGCAGATACTTGAGCCTCTTGGTTGGAAGAAGGTTTACACCAACAAGGCAGGTGTCACCTCTTGGAGAAGACCAGGAAAGTCTGAAGGCATCAGCGCGACCACAAATCACGCAGGCAATGACAAGTTCTATGTCTTTTCAAGTAGCACACAATTCGAAGCTGAGCGCAGTTATAGCAAGTTCGCAGTCTTTACCATCGTTGAACATCAAGGCAACTTCACCGCCTCTGCCAAGGCTCTGCGTGAGCAAGGCTATGGCGAGGCAAGAAAAGAGCTTCAGACCTTAGAAGTCCACTCACCTGCCCTAGTTCAACTACACGATGAAGAAGGCCAACCCTTTGAATCCTCTTGGATACCTAAACAGATTCAAGAGCTTGAATTAGAAGATGAGCCTGCGCCTTCAATGCTTAGACGAGAAGATGGCAACTCTCTTTTATATGCAGGCAAGATAAATGCCATCTTCGGTGAATCTGAAAGCGGTAAGACTTGGCTCGCATTGGAAGCGATAAGGCAAGAACTTGCCAAGAACAACATTGTCTTCTATTTAGACTTTGAAGACTCGGCAAGAGGCATTCTTAATCGCCTCAAGACAATGAAGGTGCCAACAGATAAGTTCAAGTTTTTTAGGTATGCAAACCCTGACTCAAAATTGGAAGCAGGTGTTGGCGAATTGATGAAGACTGAGATTATGGCCTATCTGCCAAGTCTGATTGTCGTTGATGGTGTCAATGCCGCGATGAACCTGATGGGCTTAGATTTAGAGAAAAACAAGGATGCAACCTTCTTCTCACAGACAATTTTGAAGCCTCTTCGGATCGGTGGCGCTGGCATTCTCACCATCGACCACGTCACCAAGAGCAAAGACAACCGAGGCAACTATGCCATTGGCGCTCAGGCAAAGAGAGCTGACATCGATGGCGCGGCCTTTGCCGTGTCGGTGGCGATGCCATTTGGCAGAGGCATTGACGGAGCCCTTGATATAACTTGCACGAAGGATAGGCCTGGCTTTGTCCGTGCCATCTGCCCCGATGCCAAGACGGTCGGCGTTGCCAACCTACGAAGCCTTCCTGATGGTGGAATTTCGGTGTCCATATCGGGTGGCATTGCCAAGGTTTCTACTAGGGAACAGAAGATGGAAGCGGTCTGCGATCTACTTAGAAGAGTGGGCCACGAAATCGGCAGGAATCAAATTGCTGAGCATATGCGCGAGGAAGGTCATTCCATTGCCAATGATGAGCTGAAATTTGTCATTGAGGGCTTAGTTGCCAAGGGCGCTTTGACCTATCGTAAGGATGGTCAGAAATATCTTTATGGTTATCAAACCGACTTCTTTGCCAATGATGTTAAGCCTTGGACTCCCAATGTCTAACTGTTCCGCCGTTCCGCAACTGTTCCGCGCTATTCCGCGGAACACCACCGACAAGAGTGTCCAAACTGTTCCGCCGTTCCCCCTCTTTAGAGGGGAACGCGGAACAGTGGAACAGTCACCCCAAAGGAACAGATGAATCAAGATTTCAAACCTATAAATTGCTCAAGGTGTGGCAGCCTCATTTGGGCAGGGATAAGTTGGGCTGGCTTTGCCCGCCGACTTGATACCCCTGTCCTCACCATCGAGGA